GTGGTATACGGGATGGATTGATGAGTTTCGGGGGTCTATAGGTAGCGAGAGATGGACAGCAAACTTTACCCCCCCTACTGCTGCTTATTCTGCTGAGTCAATAAACGCAGCTGGTAACTGGACATCTACAACTGAAACTGCGGCCGCAACGGTTAGTAAAATGAGTATTGTTGTGCTATATAAAAATGCTTATGGTACAGCCACATTAGATACGGATTTAGTTGCCCAAGTATCCTCTGACGGTGGATCGAATTATGTATCAGCCCCGCTCACTGCTGCGGGAACTTTTTCTACTGGAATTCTTATAGCTAAATCTAATGATATAACGATTAGTAATACCGGAACAGCACCAAAGTACAAGATCAGTTTGGCCAACCAAGCGCAGTCATCTAAAGAAACACAAGTTCATGGTGTTTCAATGATTTATTAGTTGGTCTTAATCTATACATAATAACTCTAATCTTACTAGGCCTCAATTCTTATAAATAGTCAAGAAAGAATTGAGGTTTTTTATGGCTATAGCACAAAATATAGAAATAGATCAGTCATCAGACTATCTAAAACAATTTACAGCTAAAGATGATACGGGTACGGTGATTGACCTTACTGGTTCTACGGTAACATCTCAAGTCCGTAAATCATATGGAACAACTGCTGTTGCTGCAACATTTACTTGTACTACAGTATCTGCTACAGCTGGCACATTTACCTTGGCTTTAACTGATGTTCAGACTGCTGTAGGTACACTAGAACGTGGACGCCATGTGTATGATGTGGTGGTGACTGATGCTGGTGGTGATATAACTAGAGTTCAGGAAGGGATTGCAGTTATCAGTCCTAGTGTAACTAGATGAGTGCTGCTACAGAATCTTTTATAGATCAGTTAGAAGCTGCTGTTTCGCCAGCAGTTATAGGTACAAAGAAGGCCGCAAAGGCTTTGGCTCCCTCGGATATTAAGACTTCCCAGCAAGATAAACTTGCAGATATGGGAACGTATAAAAGACGCCAAAAGAAAATGGAGAAAGGACTTCTTAATCAAGAAGTAGAGAAGGAAAAATCTCCTAAAATAGATGGTGCATTAAGTGAACTGGCTACATTGTTTCAAGGGATTTCTGGTCAAGAACCAGAACCAGAAAAATCAAAAGCTTTTGAACCGCTGTCGATACCTTTACCAGAACCGGAGCCTATTGTTCCTTATATAGATCCTAGAGTCATAGAACAAGCAACGAATGAATTGCAATCGTTGTTTACTGAAATGGCTGGTGTTGAACTGTTTGGTGAACGATTAGAAGAGGAAGAAGTAATAGAAATACCTGTTACACCACCAGAAACTTTTGACATCAGTGAAGTATCAGCAGTTACGTCCCAGATATTTGGCGGACACAATACTACCGCATTAGACACTACACTATACGATCCAACAAATTATAAACATATTAAAGTAGTTGAAGATGTTGATGCACTATTAGAAAAACATAAAGAAGATTTACCAGAGACAGAATATAAGATTCTTAAATCAGATGCAGCAGAAAAAACTGCGGATTATTTAACTAGTTTAGATTTGGATGAGGTAACTACACGAAATTCAATGCCTTTGACGGGAGCAAATGCTCCACTAGTATCTTCACCAATGTTTGCTACAGCTGTTACTGGTATACTACGCAAGATGATGGCTACAGGTCCCGGTACTGGTGTAGTTGAACTGACAAAATTAGATGATGTTGATGCTACTCTGTTAAGTGCTACACACCAATTCTTGGCATGGGATGCTTCGGTAGATAAATTTAAAGCTGTAGAAGGTACAACACCTATTGGGGATATTTCAGGCGTTACTGCTGGTGTTGGTTTATCTGGTGGAGGCAATCAGGGTGTAGTTACATTAGATTTAGATGTATCAGAATTAACAGCAATAGGAGCTACAGCAGCTTTAACTGATTATGTAGTGATTCAAGATGTTACTGACGATAGTACGAAGAAGGTTTTAGTTTCTAATCTTTTCAGTACTGTTGGAGATATTACAGCTGTCACAGCGGGAACGGGATTGACAGGAGGTGGAACATCAGGAGCTGTAGAACTTGCATTAGATACAGGAATAAATGCAACATATCTAGCAAATGGTACAGTAACTAATACAGAATTACAATACATTAATAGTTTGACAAGTAATGCACAAACACAAATAACAAATGTAAAAACAACAGCAGATGCTGCAGCATCTAAAGCGTTTGCAATTGCACAAGCAGTAGCATTAGGATAAGAATATGGCAATACCAGCAACGAAAACAGAATTTGGAGATTGGTGTAAAAGAAAACTGGGCTATCCAGTTATAGACATCAATGTAGATACGGATCAGGTTGATGATCGTGTAGATGAGGCTATTCAATATTACCAGATGTATATGGGGGGTGGTAGCCGAAGAATGTATTTAAAACATAAATGCACACAGGCTGATAAAGATAGAGGTAAAACTAATAGCTCTGAAACTGTAACAGAAACTACCAATACACCGGCCACTACATTGCCTGGCGGAGCAGCATCTTCGGCTACTACTATAACTGTGGCAGATGGATCGCAATTTCCGTCAAGTGGTTCAGTATTACTTTCAAGTGGGTTAGCTAATGCGGAGACTGTAGTATATACTGCTAAGCCATCTGCTAATGTTTTAACTACAGCTGCTCTCACAGAAACACATGGTAATGGAGCTACTGTAGCTTTAAGTGTAGATAGTAAATGGGAAAGTGGACAAAACTATTTCATAATGCCTGATGGTGTTGAATCAGTATTAAGAATACTACCTTTTGATAATCGTGGTACTTTGAATATGTTTGATATTCGATATCAGTTAAGACTAAATGATCTCTACGATTTTTCAGATGTTTCTATTATATACTATCAACAGGTATTATGGCAGCTAGATTTACTTGATATGATTCTAGTGGGTGAAAAGCCTATAGAATTTAATGTAAATCAAGATAGAATATATGTGAGTATGGATTGGGATATTGATATTGCTGTGGGTGATTATGTAGTTTTTGAATGTTATCGTCGAATTAACCCAGCTGAATTTACTCAAATGTATAATGATTTTTGGTTAAAAAGATATGCAACTGCACTAATAAAGAAACAATGGGGAGAGAACTTGATTAAGTTTCAAGGAGTAACTATGTTAGGTGGGGTTACTATGAATGGTGAAGTTATCTACAATGAAGCTAAAGAAGAAATTTCAACTCTAGAGACAGAGGGTAGACTTAACTTTGAAACTCCTGTTGATTTTGATATTGGATAAAACTAAATGACAACTAATGTATATTTTTCTAAAGGTACTCCTAATGAGCAGCACCTCTACGAAGATTTAGCCATTGAGGCCATACAGATATATGGACACGATGTGTTCTATATTCCACGAACTCTTGTAAATAAAGATGAGTTGTTTGGTGAATCTGCATTGTCACGATTTGATGATGCATATGGTATAGAGATGTGGATGGAAACCCAAGAGGGTTATGAAGGAGAAAAAGAATTAGTTTCTAGATTTGGTCTAGAGATTAGAGATGAAACAACTTTTGTTGTATCTCGTAGGCGATGGGACAATACTGTAAGTAATGATGCAAACTTAATTGTATCATCAAGGCCAGATGAAGGTGATTTGGTATATATGCCTACAGTAAAGAAGCTGTTTGAAATCAGCTTTGTGGATCACGATGATCCGTTTTATCAAATAGATAATTTACCAGTATACAAATTGTATTGCCGTACCTTTGAGTACTCAAGTGAAGTACTCGACACAGGCATTTATGCAATTGATGATATTGAAACTAAGAAAAGTACAGATTTTCTTGGATTTGAAATATCAGGCGAACAAGCTTCTGGTGTTATATTCAATGAGAAGATTGGACTTGAATGTGGTACAATGTATGCAACTGGTGAGGGTGATGTTATACTTGAAGATGATTCATTCTTACTTGCTGAAAACGAAGAAGGTTTCGCTGCATTGGCACTAGAAGATTCAGACGAGTACTATACATTCGTCGTTATACAAGAGGCATACAGTTTGGCTACACAAGACACACAATCGGAGAACGAATGGTTTGAAGAAAGGGCAGCAGGAGTTATTGGTGATCCTGTTCTAGACTTTACAGAATCAAACCCATTTGGTGATCCTACGGAGAGTATATAATGTTAGGACAATATTTTTATAACGAGTCATTAAGAAAATGTATTATTGCATTTGGTAGTTTGTTTAATGATATCTATATTACACGGAAAAATGCTTCAGGCACAGATTCGCAGTCGATGAAAGTGCCGTTAGCCTATGGTCCGAAACAAAAGTTTATGGTGAGATTAGATGCTGATCCTAATTTAGATCAGAAGGTGGCTATTACATTACCTAGAATTGGGTTTGAAATTGCAGGGTTTGACTATGATCCATCTAGAAAATTAAATCGAATTATTAAACGTAAAAAGGTAGCTAACACTGCTGATAAAGCTTTGAAGGCAATGAGTACACAGTATTCTCCAGTGCCGTATAATTTAACTTTTGAATTATTTGTTATGACAAAAAATTCAGATGATGGTATACAGATCGTTGAACAGATACTTCCATTTTTTCAACCAGAATATACGGTGACTATTAATGAAGTTCCAGAGATGGCCATTGTACGAGATGTACCTATTGTATTGAACAATATTGGTTATGAAGATACTTATACAGGAAGTTTTACAGAACGACGAGCGATTATCTATACGTTAAATTTTACAGCAAAGGCATATGTTTATGGTCCTGTTACCACAGCCAAGCCTATCACAAAGGCTGAAGCTACAATATATGCAGACTTGCAAGACAAGGCACCACCTAGAGTTGCAAGAGTTACAGAACAGGCAATTGGTACTCCAGATGCAGATGATAATTTTGGTTTTAATGAAACAATTAGTGAGTGGGTAGATGGTTAGAAATATTGATGCTAGAATTGATGACGTACTGGGAATAACATCTGATATAAAACAAGAGATACTTGACCCAAAACCGCCTGTACCAAGGCCTAGCGATACTTTAGATGAGGCTGATGCAGATTACAAGTATAGTCGTGAAAACTTCTACAGCCTCGTTGAGCGAGGTCAGGACGCAATAGATGGTATACTTGAAGTAGCTAAAGAAGGTGAACATCCTAGAGCCTATGAAGTGGTTGGCCAGTTGATTAAGAACGTAGCTGAAGTGACAGAGAAGTTGGCTGATCTACAGGAGAAGATGAAGAAACTTAAAGAAGTTCCTGATCATGCTCCTAAGAATGTGACTAATGCTTTGTTTATTGGCTCTACAAAAGAATTACAAAACCTTTTAAAAGATAAGAGTAATGGATCAACGGACAAATTACAAGGGTAATCCAAATCTAAAGCCGGCTGCCATTGAGCACGCCTACGACGAAGCTGAAATAAAGGAATTTATAAAGTGTCAGAAAAATCCTGCATACTTTATAGAGAACTATGTAAACATCGTTAGTATTGACGAAGGTTTGGTGCCATTTAAACTCTACGATTTCCAAAAGGAAATGGTAGGGACTTTTCATAGCAATCGTTTTAC